TCAGGACCCGCCATCCTGCCGCACCGTGAGCGGCTCCGAGCGCACAGTCACGGTGTGGCTCCCGGGGGCCGCATCCCCCACGATGGTCCGGCCCGTGGCCGTCGCCCACGCGGCGACCTTCTCGCGGGACCAGATGCGCCCGGTCTTGAGGTCGGCCTCGGGCTCGGGGAAGCCCGGCGTCCGGGCGAGCTGGACGACGCGCTGCCGAGAGACGCCGAGCATCGCAGCGATCTCGGCTGACCCGACCAGGTGATGCATGAGGCGAACGATAGCGGCGTGCATCAGGTGGCCCTTGCTCTAGTCACATGACTAGGCTAGCGTCATATCTAGTCGGGTGACTAGCACCGCACCCGAGACCATACAGAGCGGCCCCGGCCAGCGTTGGAGCGCTGGCACGGGGCCTGGACCGGAACCCTTTCAAGGAGGGCACCGATCGTGACGAGCATCCTGCCAGCCGCACGCACAACCCCCGGCCGACCCGCCGTCCTCGGTGTCGACGGTCCTGACCTGTCGGACCTCACCGAGGACGAGCTCGCCAGCGTCATCGACGCCGCGAACGCGGCCGCCACCGACGCCCTGCTGCGCGTCTGGGAGAGCAAGGACCAGGCCGCCGCGGAGGGACGCGCCGCGAGCGCCGTCCGCGGTCCGTCCCCCGTCCCGTTGTGGCCTGCCCCTTGCGCGCTGGGCCCCGAGACGTTCGGCGAACGGGTGCGCCTGCGCGCCCTCATCGCCGCCACGGTGCTCGCCGGGCTCGTCGCCTGGGCCGGCGCATCCGCGTGGGTGTGGTCCTGATGCGCCGCCTGGTGCCGGACACCATCGAGCCGGCGCGGGTCGCCGCACTGGAGTGGCAGAACCGGTCCCTGTGCCGCGAGGTGGACGGCGAGATCTTCTACCCGGACAAGGGCGAGTCGACGCAGCCCGCGAAGCGCGTGTGCATGGGCTGCGAGGTCCGCACGGAGTGCCTGTCCTACGCCCTCGCCAACCGTGAGGCGTTCGGCGTCTGGGGTGGGCTGTCGGAGCGCGAGCGCCGCCGTCTGCTCCCGACGCGTGTCCCGCGCCCGGCCGCGGCCGCTGGCGACGTCCAGGAGGTGGCCGCGTGAGCGCGCAGTCCTCGCGGGTCGGCCGCCGTCCGTCGGCGTTCGCGGGGGCGTGGCGCGCTGAGGGCTTCCCGTGGTGCGACGTCTGCCGGAAGCCGGCCGTCCAGAAGCCCGGCCTGGAGGCGAGGCACGCGACGGTCGAGCACCCGGACGGTGTGCAGTTCGAGGCGGACCCGAGCGGTCACCGGGTGTCCATCACCCAGTGGGCGGCCGGTGAGCAGCAGGGTGCCGCGCAGCCGCGCAGCACCTCGAGGTCGACGAAGGAGGTGGCGGCGTGAGCGTGCTGGAGATGCTCGCCCAGCTGGTGATGGGTGGGCCGCCGAAGGTGCAGTGCGACGGGTGCGGCGTGACGGTCAGCGGCGACGACCTCGGCGCGGTCGCGCCCCAGGCCGACAAGAGCTGGTGCCGGGGTTGCCTCGCTGCCGGGCGGGTGCCGGACGAGGTCTGATGCCGAGCCAGCAGGAGAGCACGAGCCCGTCGTGGCGTGCCGCGAGCGAGCAGTGGGAGCGAGCCAGGAAGGCAGCCGGTGCGCTGCGCCGCGCCGGCGCCGAGATCCCGGCCGAGACGCTCATGGCAACGGTCGCGGCCGCGCTCAAGCGCGAGCTCGACGCAGCGCTGAGCGCACCCGCGAGCGCGGGCGTGCACGCGGGCGGAATTCCGGGACGGAGACAGGGGCGATGAGGAGACAACCGCGCGTGCTGCGCGCGTGCTGCGCGCCTGCGCGCGATATCAATTCCGGGGCCGGAAATCCACCTCTGACCTGCGGTTTCACCCGTCCGGCGGGATGTTCCCGTCGGGTGCTGGTCGCCTGCGCGCACCGCCCCGCGCGGCGGGTGGCCGGGCGTGGCCCGGCGGCGGACGCCCCCCGCCGCCGGGCCACGTATGCGCGCGCCTACGTGGGTGCGTGGTGAGCCGGGACGCGGCCCTCGGGGGTCTGCTGCTGCTGGTCTGTCTGTGGGCGGCCTGGCGGTCGGACCGCGGGGCGAGGCGGGCCGGGGGTGGCCGGTCGACGGGTGCCCGGGGGAAGGCCATGGCCATGGGCGCGGGGTCGCCGGCCGGTGCGGTGTACGTGCCGATGAAGGCCAAGGCCAAGCACCCGGTGGCCATGGGCCTGACCAGGTGGGTACTCAAGCGGGTCGTCCTGGTGGCCACGGTGTGGCCAGCGTGGACGGTGGCCGTGGCCGGTGGCCTCGCAGTGGCCGGGTGGGCTGGCCTGCTGGTCCGTGGCCTGCACTGGATGGCCGCTGCCGTGCCGGTGCTGCCGCTGCTGGCCGTGGCCATCTACGCGGCCGCGAGGTGGCGGCGGGTGGCCATGGCCGACGCGTGGGCCGACCTCTGGCTGCGCCTGGCCGATGACGTGAAGGACTCTGCCGGGAAGGTCACCGAGCGGGCCGTGCTGCCCGGGTCACGGCTGGTCCGGCCACGTGGCCAGCGGCGCCTCGTCCAGCTCGTCCACGAGGATGGCCTGCTCCGGGAGATCGTGCTCACGGTCAGGCTCGGCCGGACCGCCCAGACCGTCGACCACGTCCGGAAGGCCATAGGGGTCATCGCCGCGGTCTACCTGACCTACGGCGACTGCGTGGCCGTGGCCGAGGCCAGCCACAAGGGCGAGGCCGAGGTCCGCATCACCACCGCAGTGTGGGCCGACCGCGAGCGCGAGCAGCGCGAGGCGCGGGTTGGCCAGACGGTGGTCTGGGATCGGCCGACGCTGGACGTGGCCAAGGGCACCATCGAGCCGGCCGTCGTCCTGGCCGACTTCTCGCCGGCGCTGCTCGACCTGTGGACTCCGGGGTGGGGTGCGCGGCGCATCTGGATCGCTGGTGAGTCGGGGTCGGGGAAGACGTATGGCCTCAACGACATCCTCCTCGACGCGTGCACGGCCGGGGTCGTCGTCCCGCACATCATCGACCTCGAGGACGGGCCGACCCTGGCCGGGTGGGAGAAGTACGCGGCCTCCTACGCCACGACGATCGCCGACGCCGTCGAGCTGCTCGACGGGTTGATGGCCGAGCACGAGGCCCGCAAGCCGCTGTTGAAGCGACTCAGTCGTGAGATGGGTGTCGACGTCATCCCGCCGTCCCGGGAGAACCCGGTGCACCTGCCGGTCATCGACGGTGGTCCGCGGGCGGTGCGCACGGACCCGTTCATGGACCGGATCCGGGTGGCCGCGTTCGAGTGGCGGAAGTTCCTCATGGGCCTGATCTGGGTGTCCCAGCCGGGCACGGCCGAGGCAGCCTTCGGCAACGCGGACCGGGGTGGCACGGCCCTGCGGGACCAGTTCAATGTGCGGATCGGGTTCCGAGCCGGCGCCCAGACGTCGACCGCGATGTTCGACGATCACTCACTGCTGCCGTCCATCAGCGTGTCGACGCCCGGGGTGGCGTTCCTCCAGAGCCCGACGCACCCGGTACCGACTCCCGTGCGCTTCAAGTACCAGCAGGACGCGGAGGCGCTGCGCAGGCAGCACCTGGACGTCCCGACCTGGGAGCGGCCTGCCGGTGGGTTCGTGGCGCCGGCGGCCGGGCCGGTGGAGGCGTGGCCGCGGGCGGCGACCGCGAGCCCGCAGGACAGCGGTGAGCGGGCGGTCGTCCGGGACGACGTCCCGGCGGCCGGGGAGCCGGGCTACCTGCGGGACCCGGACCCGGAGGCGCGGATCCGCGGCGTGCTCCATGCGCGTGGGCCGATGACGGCCAAGGAGATCCAGGTGGCGACGCGGCTCTCGGAGAGCCGCGTCTACGAGCTGCTCCCGCGGATGCGGGGGCTCACGAAGGACAAGCGCTACGGCGGCCGCTGGTCGCTTGAGCAGAAGGTGGGCAGCTGATGTGCCAGACCACGGCCGAGGGCGGGAAGCGGTGCCCGACACACGACCGGGGCCCACGGGCGGCGGGCCCGCTCCCCGGGGCGCGGGGCGGTGGCCGCCCACCGCTGGCCGCGTACACGGCGCCGGCGGCGACGGAGCTGCCGCCGATGCCCGCCGACTACCAGCCGAAGCTCTCCCGGACCGCGCGGCTGCTGGGCCTCGACAAGCGGATGACCGAGGCCAAGCGGCGGCTCTTCTGGTACCGCGAGGAGTGCGGCTACCAGGGGCCCATCAACCAGGACGGCCTGCCGTGCCGGGTGGTCCGGTGAGCGCGCTTCCGAGGTCGTGGCGGCCGTGGGTTCTCGCGGGCCTGGTGCTCGTCGGGGTGTGGGCGGGGAGCTGGGTGACGCAGCTGTGACCGCTCCCGAGCGCGACAGCGACGCGGCCCCGCCGGCGCAGCCCACGCCTGTGCCGCGGCCGGTGGAGGTGCTGCCCGGGGAGTACACGTCCTACGTGCGGCGCATCCGGCCGGTGCCGACCCGCTGGTGGCAGTGGATCGGCACGTGGCGCCCCTGGGTCGCGGTCGTCGAGCGCCGAGCCGAGGGCGACCGCGCTGACCCGTGGCGGGCGCGGTTCTGGACGAGAGAGGCCGCTGACGTGTGGCGGCGAGCGCAGGAGCTGGCGATCCAGGAAGGGTCGTCGTGGAGGGAGAAGCGGTGAGCGAGTCGCAGGTGTCGTCGGGGCGACTGGACCAGGCGGGGCGGCTGCTGTCACCGGTCGCGCTGCTCGCGGCGATGGGCCTGGTGGCGCAGTCGGAGTGGTCGCTGGCCCTGGCGGTCGGGTGGCCGGCGTGGGTGGCGTGGCTGGCGCCGGTGGCGCTGGACGCCTACGTGCTCGCCGCGGTCCGGTCTCGGAAGGACATGGGGCCGGCGGTGGTGGTGTCGTCGGTGTCGGTGCTCGTCTCGCACGCCATCTACGCGTCGCCGCGCGCCTGGGCGTCCGGGGTACCGGGCGAGGGGCACCTGGTGCCGCTGCTCGCCGCCAGTTGCAGCGTCGTCCCGCTGCTCGTCGCGTGGCGGATCCACAACATCGACCAGAAGGCGAAGCGCCCGACGACCACCCGGGCCACCCTCAAGCCGCGCATCGACACACCGGCGGCCGCTCCCGCCCAGCCCGCCGCCGACACGGCAGCGGTGGCGCCGTCCGCGAGCGCGGGCCCGAGGGGGCTGGCGCTGGTGACGCAGGTGCGGGCACGTCCGGGACGGAACCCGGGCGCCCGGGAGCGGGCGATCGCAGATGCGCGGGCGTGGCGTGAGGAGCACGGCACCCTCCCGACCATCAAGCAGCTCGAGGACCACGGCCCGCACGCGCACAAGACCGCGCAGCGGGCCCTCGAGCACATCAAGGCGAAGGAGGCTGCCGCGTGATGGGCTCGACGCACCGGGCGCTGGGGTTCGTCGCTGGGGCTGCGTTCGGCTCGGCGACGGTGACCGCGGCCGGCCGGCTGTCCCCGGATGCCGACCAGTACCGAGGGTGGCGGCTCGCCGACCGGGTCACACCGGACGAGCTCCTCGGCAGGGGCCGGCCGATGCAGCACCGGGGCATCACCCACTGGTGGGCGTGGCCGGCCGCCGCGAGCGCCGTCCTGGTCCTCGGAGACGTCCCGGAGCGGGGCGGGTGGGTGTGGCTGCTGCTGTGCTCCCTGGTGGCGGGTTGGTGGTCGCACCTGCTCGGGGACCTGGTGTTCGGCCGGGCCGATGGGTTCTCCGGCCGGGGGCCTGGCGTGCCGGTGCTGCCTTGGTGGGCGCACCTGGGTGTCGGGCTCCGCTGCGGTGGCCTGCTCGAGCGGGTGACGGGGGTGGCGCTGGTGCCGCTCGGGGTGTGGGTGGTCGCGGCGAGCGCGGGGGTCGTCGCGGGGCCGACGGTTGTGGCGGGGTGGTCGGCGTGACGTACCTGGTGCTCTTCGCGGTCGACGGTGCGCTGCTGACGCACCGGCTGGAGGTGCCCCGCCCGATCCGTGACGAGGGCGACGTGGCCTACGTGGCGGCGCAGCTCGCCGCGGAGCACGACGTTCCCGAGGTGCGCGTGCTGGCGTGGTCGGTGTTCGAGGAGGAGGCAGCGTGAGCGGCACGGTGGCGGTCCGGGACCGCGCGACGGTGGCAGGTGAGGTCGTCGGGTTCGTTGACGCTCCGCGCCGGCGTGGCCCGTGGGCGCGGCAAGAGCCGCTTGGGCACCCGCACCCGCTGGCGACGGAGGCGCAGACCCGGCAGGCGACGCTCGTGGACGTGTGGCGTGCGGACCCCGGCCTGCGGTGGCTGCTGTACGGGACGGCGGCCGCGGTCGCTCTCGGCGCGCGCGTGCCGTACTGGTGGCTCGTCGACGTCGTGCTCGTCGTGGTCGTGCCGGTCTGGAAGGACTGGCGGGTCTGGGTGCCCGTGTTCTTCGCGGACATGCCCGACGGCCAGCTCTGGGTCCGCCAGGTCGACGACGCCGCGTGAGGAACGCAGCGAGCGCCCCCAGCCTCAGGCTGGGGGCGCTTCGTCGTCTGCGCGGCGGACGTCGCCGGCGGGGAGCCACACCTGGTAGTTGACGTCGTTCATCCGGACCTCGACGAGGACGGCCGTCTGGGTCCAGCCGAGTGCCCGGCCGGGGGCGTCGGTCCGGTCGGCTGCTCCGAGGTCGAGGGACGCGACCACCTGCGGTCGCTCGGCCACGGGCGGGGTCGTCACGCTGCCGACGATGCTGGCCGCGCGGACGGTGTTGCGGATGAACAGGCTCACGCCCGGCATCATGCCGTGCCCGGTGGCGGCCTCAGCGAGTTACGTAACCACGGTGCGGGCCGTGGGGTTCTCCACACTCTGCCGTCTGTCCCTGCCCGGGGTACAGAGCCGGGGGCCGCTGGCCTCGGGGGCCAGGTCGTTCCCGGGTGCAGAGCCGGCGCAGTATGGCGCTGAGGACACCGGTTCCAGCCTACGCGCGAGGCCTGTAACCGCTCGGTTACCGGCCTCACCAGTGGCAGGAGTCGCCACAGGTGCAGTCCGACCGGCATCCCGGCGTGGTGCCTGCGATGATCGTCTCGACCGGCTCGACGTCGAGCAGCGGACCGGATACGTCGGGGCCGTCGGGATGTGTGACCAGCAGCCGTGCTTGCTTGGGCCCGCGTCCTTCGCTCATCTGAACCCCTTACCTGCTGGTTATCCGCCTGCGAAGTCGCGGCGCTTGATCTTCGCCATCCGGCCGTCCGGGTGGTGGAACACCAGGCCCTCGTAGTCGTTGGCGAGCAGCCACCGGCGCAGCGCGTCGAACGACCGGTCGGGCAGGTCGAACCGGTCCGCTGTCCGGTGCTCGACCAGGGTGTGCCGGTCGTAGTTCTCCGGGTTGCCCTGCACCTTGGGGCCGCACAGCTCGTAGGTCCCGATCTTCCACGTGCACCCTACGGAGCGCCACGCCTCGTCGAAGAACTTGGCGAACGGCGACTGGCCCATCCACTCCCAGCCAACAGCCTTGCCCGTGACGACGTCGACCTGCACCGGACGGAACCCAGGAGGCGCAGCCTTGCCGGCCTTCACCTCGCGCCGGGCCAGCCAGTCGCGGCCGTCGAACATCACGCAGGTGCCGTCGTACTTCCGGGTCGCGACGCCCTCGCCGTCGAGCACCCACTGGCACTCCGGGTTGACCTCGGGGAGCACGTGCGCCCGGTCGTCGGGGTCCCGGACGAACAGGGTCGGGATCTTCTGCATCCTCAAAGCCTACGCGCGGAAACGCTCAGATATCGGAGGCTGCGGGCGCGATTCACGTTCACGCACAACGGCTCTGAGCGAAACCCGTGCGCGGAACGGTGCGCGGTTGACTCACGCGCTGCGCGGTGCTGGCCGAGGAGGTCCCGGCCCCCGGCCCGGGGATGTGCCCGGGACCTCCTCGGTTGCTGGGGCTGGCATCGGGCCAGTCCCTGCACCTCCAAGGGTGACGTCCTGCGACGGTGCGGGTGCGGACCTGGCGCGGCGTTCACCCGTCCGGGCGCAAACGCCGCGAGCGCCCCGCCGGCCCGGTGAGGTGGGCTGGCGGGGCGCTTCCCCGGGTGGGCGGGGTTCAGGCAGCGGGCGGAGGTTCGGGCTGGCCGGTGAGGATGCGGTCGAACACGGGCGTCCCGGGGTCGCTGACGGCCTGCTGGCCGTAGGCGAGCGTCGGGGTGGGGTCGGCGTGGACGGTGGCCGTGTCGACCCAGCGGAGCTCGGTGAGACCAGCGTGGCCGTGGACGGCGAGGACGTCGTCGATGCGGTCCCAGATGCAGGTCTGGGCGGGTCGGCCGATGGGTGCGAGCCAGCGGGTGGCGACGCGCCCGTCGGAGAACTCGATGCCCTCGGCGACGGTGCCCACGCCGGAGACACCGGAGACGTCGGCGTGGCGGACGAGGACGAACCGCCGCACGGGTCAGCCGTCCCGGTGCTCGCCGAGGATGACGTCGTCGCCTGCGATGACGTCGGTGGCGGCGGGGTCGAGTCCGCCGTGGACGAGCGCGAGGACGGTGGACCCGATGGCGGACACGAGGATCGTCGGCCACTCCAGCGACAGGACGCCGGCGATGGGCACGGTGAGCACGTACCCGGCGATCGCGCCGGCGAACGCGGCGAGGCCGCGGGCGATGACGCGGGTGACGAGGTCGCTGGTGTCGGGGACGGTGAGGGCGGCGAGCCGGCGGGTGATGACGACGATCTCGCCGCCGGCGAGCTGCAGGAGCAGGCCGGTGGCGAGGGCGAGGTCGACGCGGCCGGTGGAGATGACGACGAGGAGGAAGGGGATGGCGATGTGCTGGGCCTGGCGGATGCTGGCCTCGGCGACCTCGGCCCACCAGTCGCGGGTGAGGGCGGCAGCGAACGCGGCGCGGACGCGGGCGAGGTAGGCGGTCATCGGGTGCTCCCTGGGGGTGTGTGGAAGTCGG